TGTTCCAAGTGCAGCAGAAATGATAACGTCATCCATTGCTCTTCCCATTGCAGCAGCAGCAGCCATTGCATAAGAAGATGTAGGATCGATTAACATTCTAACCTTATCTTGGTCATCAATTAAGTCGGCATACTCATAGTCAGCTAGACTCACTCTACGTCTAGCGTGAGGTGTGTCCATCTGTGGTGTGTCGGCATGGCGAGTGGTACGCAACTGAGCAGTAGCAACGCCTACCTGGTCGAAAAAAGCATTCTTTCCAGTAATATTCTCCACACGAACTGCATCTCTTAGACGGCTTCCCATCTGTTGAGATAGCATCTGCACGTTAGCAGAATACTGTTGGACAAATGCCGTAGTTACTGATGTTGACATTTAAGTCTCCTTCGTAAAAGTTACATTTGATTTATTTGCAGTGTGCTACCCTTTACGGACACTCCTAGTTTTTTGAGCCAACTTTAGGCTATCGTCTTTCCGATTGTCTTGAGGACTTGTTGCCAAGCTACCCTGCATAACCCATTCGTAATATATATCAGCAAGTTTATCTGGATGCAACAAATCTCTTTGTGTACCAAATTCAACTGCAAGCCGTAAACATTCCAAACGGATTTCTTCTTCAGAGAGTGATTCATTATCCATGAATATATCCCATCAATTCTTGCATACGTTCAATAGCACGCTGCCTTCCTATAGGATCTTTCCTATTCCAATAAGCGTGTGTCTTGTCGTTCATAATTGAGTCAACTTCTTGTTGTGCCATTTGTGGTGTGTAAGCTCTGTTTACAGCATTATCAGATACAGTATCTTCGCTTGTAACAGTAGACTTAAACTCACCCATAGCAGCAAATGCTTTGATAAAAGCTGGATGATTGCCAATCAATGTACCATCTTCTAGCTTCATCTGTAGCAAATCACTACCACCAAATTGATCTACAACTTCTTTTGCAGCCGTTACCTTTTGCTCAAAAGCTGGACCCCATTCTCTTTGAAGTTCTGCTGCTGTTTGTTCTGCCTGTTGCTCTGCTTCCATTTGCATAGCTTCTGAACTTTGTGCAACTGTGCTCTTGTAATAATCCAAAACACCTTGTGCTTGCTGTGGTGTTAGTCTTAGAGTATGAGCAATATCTGCATATTGTTTGGCAACATCTTCAGTAATAACATTGCCATCAACAGGCAACTCATAGCCGTCTGGTGACTCTGGTCTGCCTAACTTACTGTAAATGTTATCTAAATCTTCGTCTGTTGGATTCTTAGGCAACGGAATCTTATCACTGCCTATTAATCTCTGTGCGTTTACATAGCTCCTTGCTAGATTACCAACGTCTTTAATTGGTGATAAACTTGGATGCTCCCTTAATTCTTCTGGTATCATTTCAATGAAACTGTTACCAGACCCACCTTGTGCAACTTCAGCAGGTGTTTCCATAACTGAAGGCTGTACTGGTTCGGCTACCTGTTCAGCAACTTGTTCTGACATATTTACTCCTCTTTTAACATATTATAAATGTGTAGTATGACTGCCCTTTTACCTTCTTCAAAGGCTGTAGCATTGGCATCTCCAGCTACATAACTTGAAGCACGCCAGTTACAGCGTAACTCCAAATCCTCCAAAACTTTCTTTCCAGCATTGTCTTCAAATGTATCTTTATACATAACCTTAAGCTGTGCTATCTGGTCATTCATTTGCACCCACCATTCTTACAGCTTGTGCAGCCTGACCTACAGTAGCAACATCTTCTTGCTCCATTTGTCTTTCCATCTGTTCTTGCTGCATCATTGCACGCTGTTCTCTTTCTTCATCAACGGCTGACTGTGACTTCAGAACTTTCTTAGGAACACCTAGAGCTTCAGTTAGATAAGTTACCAATCCATCAGGATCAATGTGATCTCCAACAGGCAATGTTTGTGACAATGGCATCAATATCTCTAAGGCTCTCATTACACCATTAACAGAACTAGACTTCTGTGCCCTAGCTAGTGGTGATACATATTCAATATCAATATCCATTCCCTGCAATACCTCTGGTGGTACTGCAAGCATATCAGCACGCAGCATCAAAGCAAACGCCCTGTCTATCAAAGGTCTTAGCATTTCATTCATTAACCTACCAAGAACAGGACCAATAACTCTCATTCTTTCTTCCTGTCTTTGTATTACTTCTGTGGCTGTCATGTTTGGCTGATTGCCACTTAAAAGTTGGTCAACGAAGAACGCTGTACGGATTGCTGCCCTTCGTTGTTCTTCCATATTCAATCCAATAGGTATGTTAGCACCTGTTTGTAATGGTGTAATCGTATCCCTAGAACCTGATCTGTAAAAGTTGAGACCCCCAGGTTGGGTTCTTATAGGGAGCAAAAACCCATCATCAGGCACTAATAGTGGAGGATCTATCATTTTTTGTGCTGCTTGTATGATTGTTTTAGACATAAGATTTATCATCTTAACATCTGGCAACGCAACCATTGCTGGAGATCTCCCCATCACTTCTCCAGTTGCCTTCAAGAAGCGTGGTACAACGTAAGGTAGTTCTTGGAAACCACTCTCTGCCAAAATCATCTTTGTCTCCATGCAGATATACATAGATGCGTATGGCATATTCTTATTATTTTGTTTTGTTGGATCTCTATCTTTTCTTGGCATAACCACATGAAGTATCTCTACATTCTCATCTGGCTTCTTTTCAAATGTCCTAGCAATAAACGCACCTACGTTATCAATACCAAATCTTTGTACAGCTTGCCTTGCAGGTATCTCATACTTTCTAAAAACAGTATCAACCATACCATACTGGTCTTCTGTTACATAAAACTCTGATATATGTCTTGTGCTAAATCGTAATGTCTTGTCATCCATCTCCACAAACATACAGCCAGTACCAAAGACAACCAGGTCAACATACATCTCATGAACCTCTGTTTCAAAGTTAGACATGGTAAAAGCACGCATCATTCTTTGCGAACTATCTTCTAGCCATCTCTGTACTTCTTCGTCTCTGCCTAGCTCCTCATCTTTCATTGTCAAATGAAACCAAGGTGTAGCACCTGACGTTAACATTCCATGTAGACTAGATGATAATAAATCTACTGCTTGTAAAGCTGTGCCATCAAAGATAAGTTCCATTCTCTTTTCGCCACGACTTCTCTTCTTTACTATGTCTGCTTTTCTTGGCAGCATATAGTCAGCTAACTCTTGGTAATGATTATTCCAGTTGTCTCGCTGACCTTCAACGTGTTGAAACCTAGCAACTATATCTTTGACATTCATCATAGTTCTATCCTAATAAAGTTGGTGTACCACCTGTGCCACTCATGCTGGTAGATGTTTCTCCTAGCTGCCCAGCAACAATCGTGCTACCACGACCTCTACGCTTTCTTCTTTCTTGTGCTTCAGCTTCACCAGCTAATGCAGCAGCCTTCTCATAATCAGCTTTAGCAGGTTCTTCTGGAACTGGTGGTGGTGGTGGAACATATACTTTTGGTTTAAGAAATGACATTGCTATCTCCTATGTTACGGCTCTTCCTGATTTCTTTCTTTGTATTACGCCATAGCCTTCCATAATTGTACCAGCTTGACCTGACCTTTTCCCTCTAGTAGCATACCTAGTTGTAATAGTAGGCTTCTCATCTTCAACAACTTCAGGTGTAACTTCAGGCGTAACAACTGGAGCAACTGGTGCTCGATAATCTTCTTTGTCTGTACCTGTTACAGTCTCCTTGACTTCCTTTAATATTTTTTTGCCTGGCTTTTCTATTATTTCTTCAAACGCTTCATCTGCAATATTTTTTACACCCTTGATAACTTTTTTTACTGGTCTTTCAAGTGGCTCAACAATAGCTTTATCAACAGTTTTTATTATTGTCTTTGGAACTTTTACAACTTCCTTAGCTATTGGCTTTACAACTTTCTTAACAATAACCTCTGGAGCCTTCACAACTTCCTTAACAGTTTTTTTAACTGGTTTTTCCAAAGGTTCTACAACAGCCTTTTCTATAGGCTTGACAACCTTTTTCACAACCTTTTCAACAGGTTTTACTATTTTCTTAATCGGCTTGATTATTTTTTTTGGAGCACCACCCATGTTACTTTCCTTTCAACATATGCCAACCTAACTTTCTAGTTTCAGGTCTAAACCAAAAGGCTTTCTTATAGCCACTTCGCATGAACATCCTCTTTAATTCAAGGAATCCTTTTCTTGTATAACCTTTTTTTGCAATAAAGTCTACTAGCCAAACATCATTGCCACCTCCCTTGTATCCATCAGTAGGGAAGTATGTGGTTCCAACATAGTCATAAACCTGCTCATCACTGGGAAATCCCCATGTAGCAAACATCAATGGCTCATGTAATTCGTTTCTCATAATCTTATATTGTCTTATCCCTAAAGGTTTTTCAATATAATCTTGTATCATCCCATCATCCCAATCCCTATGATGCTCACTATACCTAACCATCTCCAGTGCATCTTCATAGTCGTGACCATACATCATAGCGTAAATGGATTGTACTCATTAACAGCCACCGATTGTGGTGCTTTAGCCATTACAGTACGATTCTCCAACCCAACAGATAAGTATCTAAAAGCATCAGCAGCGTGACTCGTAAAGTCATGCCTTGGCTGGTCACGGAATAATTTTTTCTTTTCATCCCATTCCTGCCTATACTGTCGCAACATTTCCAACCCTTCAGCACATTTGTCTCTATCAAAGTAACATTTAGGTATCATCATCCTAGCAGCGTTGATTCCATCAGCAATTTTCATTCGAGGTATCACCCTAAAGCGTATGCCCAAACTAAAAGCCGTCTCTAATCTCGATTTCCCACTACCCAGTTCTCGAACTTCAATATCATGTGGAGCAAGATGATCTCCCCAGTGATAATCTTTCTTTC